CTGAAACGCAGTTACAGGGATATCACCATGAGATTGTGAGCGCACGTATATCCTAAGGTATCTGTCTAATCCACTTAGGTAGTTGGGATTCAACTCACGTGTACGTCCTTGGTGATAGTAGACAGGTACGTCTACAGATTGCGAACCTTGCCTATTCCATAGATCCGAACCATAACACTTCTTAGCAATGGACCACCCATCCTCATAAACACTAGCATATGAGGTGATAACCATCGCAACTTGGTATTTAGCCTCCTGTTCATCCTTAGAGTATTTTCGGAATCGCTCGGGACTAACCATATGTTCGATGATTTCCTTGGTGTCAATGGAAGGAACGCCCTTATCCCACCATCTACCCAGATAGTGTATGGGTTCATTATAAAGAAATCTTTGCGATTTCTTATAATTAAACTCTACTCCAAAATATGACGAAGCAAACGATGAAATCTTCTCAAGAGACATTTCTCGATCTGACCACATCAGTAGATCATCACCTAGAACGAAGATCTCACGTTTCGAAACATGCATCGCAAAGCGATGTGAGATTGTTCCAGCTATAATGACATTCACAATGCTATCAATCATTTGAGTGAAGTAGGACCCAGACGGAACCCCATGTCGCTTTCCAATGTAAATATTACCATCAGGCATGACAATTGGGGTATGGATGAAGTACCTTTCAATCTGATCAAAAATGTATCTCACACTCCGACCAGAGACAGGTTCAACTTGGTTTTGGTCGAACCAAGTTCGCAATACCTCAAACGCTTTATGAATGAGGAATGCGGAGATAGATGCGTCATATGAAGACATGTCTATAGAATAGGCGTACTTATTATGATATGACGCTACACGAAGCTTCGATCCTAGCGCAAACGTGCGTGTACCAAACGCCATAGGCGTGTTTGAGCTAAGAAATAGGTCGATTAAAGGTCTGGCAATTAAACCTTCAATCGCAGTCATTGCATAGGGATAACCCCATACTAGCCTTGTCTTGTCGTTAGCCTGCGTTCTTTTGAAAGCAAGGCAGGGTTCTGGAACCTTTTCACCACTTAACACCTGAAGCCCACGCTCTAGTGCTCTAGTCATCGCCTCAGCCTTAGTTACTCCTAACGCAGTAAGTCCAGCTGATGCTTGCCTATTGGTTGTAATACTAGCTACCGTTTTCGCGGTAAATGGTAGAACGCTCAACTCTGGTACATGACTAGGCCTTGCAAAACAAGTATGTGCGAGCTTAATACCGTGTGTGAGGTGAGAATCCTTGCGTGGAGCCTCAATCCTCCCTGGCTCATACTTGGCTAACGCGGTGTAGAGCTTCTCAACCTTATAAACTGAGCGGGGTGACTCATAGATTGGGATGCCCTGAGCCCTTAAAACGTTAGCAACATGGTCATCAAATACATCACCAAGAAAATCCTTTGACATCCTAGCGCAATACGCCTTAAGTCTGCGATTTCTATAGCGATGTGTCCTAAACCGCTCTAAACCCAAATTTGGTTACCTCCCCTCTAACTTTGTGGATCACCTTGCTAGGGCGGCTCCCAGCCCCTTGGCTCTTAAGCGTGAGCTCAGGCAAATCGCGGATACTCGTACGTGAGTCCAAACGGTGCTTTCGTGATACAACGGTAGTTCACTTG